TCGTTGATAAGAGTTGCCGAAGCTGTTGCATTAGTTCCATCACCAGCAATAACAACCGTTGCATCTTTGTAACCAGTTCCAGGATTTGTTACATTAATCGCTGAAATTGACCCGTTGGAAATTACGGCCGACGCTGTTGCGCCTTTACCGGTTGTTGATGTAATCGCAACTGTCGCGGTTGTATAATTTTCACCCATATTTGTCACTTGAATTGAATCAATCATTCCAAACTTGGTCACCGATGGATCAATGTCAAATGTCTTAAGGGATTCGAAGTCATCAATCACACCATAGCCTGTATCAATTCGCTCAGATGCATACTGGAAGAGTTCAATATCCAGCTTATAAGTATAAAGCTTCCCGATTTGATAGAATGGATTTTGATGCTGAACAAACTTGATCTCAAATAGACCACCGGTGAGAGGGAAGTACAACAGGTCACCTTCAGCTGGTCGATTGGGGAGAATGGTTTGACCATACTGAGCAACCGCTTGTTGCCAACGCTTTCGGGCAACAACTAGAGTCGCAGATTGTTCAATCATTAAACCAAACTTGGACATGAACGCACCGTTGCCACCGAATCCATCTACGTTTTCAAAGTACATCTCAATTGGATATGCATTCTTAAATTCACTAAGTCGATCTTCTCCCAGAATTTCGTCTTTGGAAACGAGTGTTCGAGGGATGTAGAACATTTCTTGGCCATAGATTTGCAAACACTCAATGATCAGATTTTCAACTACATTCTGTTCTGAGTTGGTTCCAAACTTGAAATATGGGTTCTTAGCCATTCTGATTAACCAATAAAGAAATTCAAGGGAGCCTGCTTGTTGATTAACTCATCTCGAAGTTCTCGAATTTCGTTGATTGCCTCATCATACAGGGCCTGACCATTTAGGGTGACACCACCCGGAAGTTGGATGCCAGAGTATTTCTTAATGTTAGTGGCCCAATTTCTTTTAATCAAAGCTGTTGCATATGAACGAAGCCAAGGATCATTCCAGACTTTACTGAATTCTTCTGGATCAATCGCTCGATAGCATTTGATCACGAGTAGATCACCCGGTCTAGTATCCGATGTCCAATTGATATTTGGATACAGCTTATTAGTCATTCGATTGAATTGAATCGATGGCTTACGGTTAAGCTCAAAATCGAGTAACGACAAGTGCTGCATCACCTGCTTATAGTAAATGATACTGACGGAAGTCAGGTCAAATAGATCATGAAGGCGCAATTGATACTGAACATCAAACAGAGACTGTGATGTGCTGGTTGCGGAGATTGGTAAAACTTTAATCACACCATAGACATGATCGGGTAAAGTGATAAAACGATTATCAGTATCACCAAGTTCGATTGAAACAATGTTTGCAACGACTAGGTCTGGTTGTTCTTTAATAACAATCTGTTCACCTGGAATGAATTCACCCTTAATCTTATAGACATAAAGAGTATCACCTTCTGACTTAGCATTAGAAGGATTTGCTGGATAAGCGGTTGCCCCAGATTCAAGGCCAATGATCTCTTGGTTGATGTCAAATTGTTCGGCAATTGGTTGCTGAAGAGTAATAACCGATGAGGTTAACCGATGCTTAAGATACATTTCCTCAATACCATCATAGTGGTATAATCGGAAATATTCCAGCGCTTCATCGATACGATCTTCAATCTGTTGTTCATCAATATTGATATCAACAACCGGCGAACCAAGATCGCGAAGAATGTACTCTTTAAAATCTTCTCTTGTCATGCTATTTCCAGATGTGGTTTTATTAGTTATTTATCGACACAACTGGGGTCATCTGGATTCTCTTGGCAATATAGAAGCCAGCCGTATGGAGGAATAACCTCTTCACCCGGTAAAAATGGTTGGGGTGCTATTGGGTCTTTTTCATAAACATAGCTAGGTTGTGGGTCCCAAATACTAGATTTATCGGGAAAATAGGGATTTTTTGTACTGCATCCCACTAACATTAAACATGTTAGCGCGATTAGGAAATTTTGTACCATTTTGACCCCTGTTGAATTTTGTCCCACTTGTACATGAGCTCTTGTCGTGTTTTTGGTTCACGATGGTTATTGTCGAGAACAAAGTCACCCTGATCTGTCGTTACGATCAAAACTGCATGGTATTCACCAAAATTAGTCCAACAAGTAGCTAAACGAATGTATTTTAGAGGATAGCCTAACTCTAACAACTTTTTTCGCTTGGCAAGAGCATAGTCCTCACAGTCGCCTTCTAAAATAGCCGGTGTCCAGTGGTCTAGTTTTTGATAAAGATCAATATCTCGTCTATATTTGACTGACTGATTAATGCGTTGATTCACTTCATAAGCAACTTTATAAGGTATCATAGTGCCTCCGTGTGAACTTGAATACAAAATGTTGTAGTTAGAGCAACAGCAAATTTAACGGTTTCCTTAAACCCATCATATGTAAGTCATTAATTACGATTGGTTCTCGATGCTGTATCGTTGAAGCATCTAGATTTCCTATGAAATCTAGGAAATCATAATTATAGTCTAAAGACAATGTGCAATCCGGTCATAGTGGCAAACTCATGGGCAGACGACTCGAATGTAATGACCGAAGTGATTGCGGCGGGCGATGCGGTGGAGCGGTTGTGTCCATGAACTACATCTTATTGCGATTCAGACTGATACATTACTCACCCATCCCAGCGAACACGCGCACCGGATTGGCTGGAGCACGAGCATTGCCTTGCTCATCTAGCAAGAAGAACTTGGCCAGATTCGCCAGTCCTTCAGCCACCTCTTCGTCTGTGCCTCGCACGGTCAAAGCGGTCTCACCCAAGGCAATCGGTGTGATCAGGTTGGCATGGAGGTAGTCATTGCCGTGCTCGTCTTTGATAGACGCCATTACTTCTTTACCTTCGCTATCTACCTCTCCAGTGGGCTCAAAGATCTGGCCGATGTAATCCCATGCACCACCTTGAGTAGCGGAGATAGAAGGCTCTCCGATTGGATTACATTCCTCGTCGGTTTCGTAATAAAGTCGAATGGCTCCGAGCTTTTCACCCAAGTGCAGAAGCGTGTTCCAGTCCTCCGCGATGCAGCGGATGTAGTATTTGTTCATAGTGGTTCCTGTCATGTGGTGAGGGCTTGCAGTTGGGTGTTGGTCAGACGGGCGGGGTAGTAGGCGATCTTGCGGATGTGGCCGTTGAGTGACGCAAGCATTGCACTGCTCTGTCCGATATACATAGCCACTAGATTTCTTGGCAGACCTGCGTTTGAAGAGGATTGAACAACCCCATTTTTGGAGCCTGCGTTGCTTCCTTCGCTGTACGCTAGCGTGTATTTCCCGGAAATCGTCTGGCTGGTAAAAAATGAGCCAATGTCGGAACCGTTCACACGAACTCGCATTACGTCAGCGCCAATTACAGCTTGGTTTAGCGTCGTAGGGGTTGCTTCTTGAATAGATACAACACGAGGCGTCGCGACTAGTCCACTAAAACTGTAAGCCTCTGACATGATCGATCCGGCATCAGCCCGGAACCAGCTTGAGAAGTTCGCCCCCGTCATGCTCGCCGCATCAGCACTGCGCGTGACTTGAGAGGCTTCAGTCTTGATGTAGCTGGTCGGGAATGCGCCGGCTTCAAGTTGGGCGCCCCACAATAAAACCCCACCCACACCGTCAGCCGTGCCGCCGCTAACAAACGGGCGCCAACTAAAGCCGTTTGTGCTGGTAGAAGATGGTGTATAAGTAACAAAACAACGATACCAGCCGTTACCGATGAACTGCTTGTTTGCGGTCGTCAGTTCGTCTGTAAGGTTGTATATTGTAATACCACCTGTCCAGTTGTTCCGTATCGCTAAAGAGCCGACACCGGCGGCTTTTGCGTAAATCGACCACGTATAAGTTGTCCCGCCCGTTAGCGTTATAAATTGGCTCAGAACACTAGCGCTATTGTCGTTGTATACATACCCCAAATTTGCAACAAGCAGCGCTGCTGTTTGTGACCCATCAAGGGCGACGGTGGCATTATTAACCACCGTCGCCCCTTGAATAGCCCAAGGAGAAGGAGAAATAAACTCCTGCGACCGCCGCAGCAGATTCGTCCGCTGCTCCTCGATCAGCAGCCCCAGACTTTCCCCCGTCACCGGGTTGTGGTCGAACCGGGCCACGTTGGCCGCTGCAGTGCGTAGCACAGGGATGTAGTTGGTGATGGGCTGATTGGTCGTGGGCGTGTAGGCGGTGACGCTGGAACGTTGTTCGAGTTGGGCGCCCCAGATGTAGATGCCGCTGGTGCCGTCGCCGGTGTATGAGCGATTGGCAAACAACCCGTCTTGCGAGGCATACACACTAAAGGTGTTGCCCCCGAAAAACGAGGCGGTAAACCCAATTCTGTACCACCCGTTGCCAGCGCTGACGCTAAAAATGTTGGCCGGACTTCCTTGAGTAGACGAGGCAACGCCGGTTGTCAGGTTGACAGAGATTGCGTGATCTGTGTTACCAAGCAACGCAAAGGTTCTGCCGTTTGCCTTTACCCAAACAGAAAGAGTCAAACTCACGTTTAACTGGATAGCAGCTCGAAACGCAACATGGAGATCTGCTGCGGTGGTCTCAATTAGTGCGTCAGCAGTAGTCGTCCCGTCTGGCGCAACCGCGGCATCGCTGGTTATAGTGGCGCCTGTCTTCGACCACTGCGCCTTATCAAACTCCTGCGAATACAACAGCAAATTCTCTTCCGCCTTCGCCACGGTCTTCCCGTCGTAATACGTCGCCGTACTCGCACGACTGAAAGTAACACGAGGATCAAGCGTCTTGGTATTCGCAAAGTCGAGATTCAGCGAAGGACGGATGCTGGGGAATTTTTCTTGAATGGTCATGTGCTTGTCTCCGTTAAGCCAAGGTCAAGGTTGCACTGCGTACCGTGCCGTCCGAGCCCTTGACCTTCACCACCAGCGTGGTGTCGTTGGTCAGTTGGAACACCAAGTCACCCACGCCGATGGGCGTTGCCGACGCCACGGGGTTCAGCACGAATTGGTCGCTGTTCATGTACGCCAGATTGCCCAGATACTGGTTAAGCGGGATCTCATTCGGCGCGGTGCCAATGTCCGTCTGTTCGACCAATGCCGTCGAAGTCAACCAGCCTTCTGCAATCTTGGCGTTAGCGTCGGCCAGTGGAATTTTGCCAGCGGCGGGCACAAGCGTCGCCGTGCCACCAGTGACCACGGCGACTGCGTTGTTCTGCGCGACAATGGCGGCATCCCGCGCGGCCTCGGCGCTGGTGCGCGCGGCTTGTGCCGATGTGGCCTGTGTGGTGGCCGCACTTGCAGACGTAGCCGCGTTATTGGCACTGTTCAGCGCTGCCGCAGCGGCCCCGGTGGAAGTGTCTGCGGCAGCAGTAGAAGTCGAAGCGTCCAGGCTTGTTTGTGCCCGGTCAGCGGCAGTTGCAGCGGCGTCGGCTGTCGTCTTGATTCGATCAGCGGCAGATGCCTGAGCATCCAACCCCGTCTGTACGCGGTCCGCGCTCGTCTGAACTCGATCGGCGCCTGTGGCTAATCGATCTTCTCCAGTAGCAATTCTATCTAGACCAGTTTGGATCCGATCTGCTGCGGTTTGATCTTTATCAGCGCTAGCAGACAATGCATAGTTTTGAGCATCTAATACAGAAGAGTCTAATGCTGCTTTCTTAACATTGACTGCGCTCAATAAATCCGTCGTCGCCGTAGTTAAACTAGCAATTTGCTGTTCGATCGACATTATTTCTCCTTAGGTAAATCCATGGTGTTCGACTACAATCGTTTGTGTTCTAATTAAATCTGCAGCAAACTGCACAAATGGTATAGTAACTAAATTATTTATATCTCCAACATAAGCTTCAACTACCTGTCGATCCTCTGCTGTTGCCACGGCATCTAATCCAGTTTGAATTTTAACAGCTTCAGCTGCAATTTTATATTGATTTGCTAATTGCGCCGCTTGTGTTGCAGTGAAAGCCGCAGTTTCGGCCGAGTTCTTGAAATCAAGAGTTTGATTTTTAGCTGTATTGACAGCAGCTCGATCCGCGGCCGTTGCAATTCGATCTTCGGATGTTTGTAATCTATTGGCACTTGCAGATAAAGCATCATTTCTAACTGCTACTCGATCCAAACCAGTCTGAACCCGATCAGCTGCTGTAGCTGTAGCATCAAGCCCAGTCTGAACCCGATCAGCAGCGGTCGCCGCCGCATCTTGCCCAGTCTGAATATAATGATTTTCAATCTGGGTGACATATTGTTGAGCAGTAATTACATCAAGACCAGTTTGAGCACGATCTGCCGAAGTTTGTTGGGCAGCGGAATACACTTGATTACCCAGTGCTTCAATTGCAAGCCGATCTTGCCCTGTTGCAACTCGATCGGCTGCTGTTGCAATTCTATCCTCTCCAGTTGCTATTCGATCTAGGCCAGTTTGAATCCGATCAGCAGCGGTTGCCGCCGCATCTTCGGCAGTTTGAATATGTTCATTCTGAATCTGATTGACTAAATCCTGGGCTGCTAGAACATCCAAACCAGTTTGAGCGCGATCTGCCGCCGTTGCCGCTACATGCAAACCAGTCTGAACCCGATCGGCTCCTGTAGCGATTCTATCCAAACCGGTTTGAACCCGATCTTCTCCTGTGGCGATTCGATCCAAACCAGTCTGAACCCGATCGGCCGCCGTCGCTGACACATCCAAACCGGTTTGAACCCGATCGGCTGTAGTAGCGGCAGCATCAAGTCCAGTCTGAACCCGATCGGCTGCAGTGGTCGCTTTATTTGCTTCTGTTGCAAGTCTATCTGCTGTGGTTGTAACTCGATCTAACCCAGTTTGAACTCGATCAGCCGCCGTAGCTAATTTATCTTGACTGGTGGCAACGCGATCTTCACCGGTCGCAATTCTATCCAGGCCAGTTTGAACTCGATCAGCCGCCGTAGCTAATTTATCTTGACTGGTGGCAACGCGATCTTCGCTGGTCGCAATAACATCTAACCCAGTCTGGACTTTGTCGGCCGCAGTAGCGGTTGCGTTTTCTCCAGTGGTGATTCGATCCAGACCAGTTTGAACCCGATCCTCTCCGGTAGCTACTCGATCTATAGACGTCGCTAGTCGATCTAAAGCTGTCTGAGTCCTATCACTATTAGTGAGTTCGGAAAAGGTCTCAGATTCGTTTCGAAACGCTTCTGCTTCATTTCTGAATCGTTCTGACTCTTGAGCCGCCGCTAAAGCAGTAATTGCACCACTAATATCAGATGTTGCTACTTCGATCTTTGGTCGATTTTCTGCGTAAAGTGCTCGAATATCTAATATAGTATTATTTAAACGATTTTCTGCATAAAACGGGACGATTTCGATCATATGAAAAACACCTTAAACTGTAATATCTCGAACGATCTGCAGTTCGATTGTATCAGAGCTAATTACAGCACCCTCTCGACTCAATTCAAAATCTAACAAGCAAGTGCCAATCGGCCAATTGTTTGTATCCGCCGAAATTGAGAACTGGCCAGGATACTCAGTTTGATCCAACTTTACAATTGGTAAATCTATGATAAGTTTTTTCGTTGCGGCTGATCTAATTTGTGATCTAATTTGAATATTACTTAGATCATTTGACTCGCCGGTGGAGTCTTTTGACGTGCAACCGATGTAAAAAGTATCGCCGCGTTTTAATGGTGGTAGACTAATCATGATGCCCTTCCTTAATCATATTGGTCTATTTATCATTTTTGAATGTGCAAATGAAATAGATCGGTTTAGGCAATCCGTTCATCATTGGCATAACCAAAATATCGCCAACTTCTTCTGTCGCAATCTTGATAGATTGATTATTTCTTGCGTGTTGCCAGACATCATCATATTTGGCTAACCATGGCAACACATCAATCATTTTCTTATTAAGGATTTTTTCATAATGCTCAATGTGAAATCGTCGATTAAATTCATCATTGCTGAATACTATCCGAGCTTTTGCGTCAATGATTACTATTCCATCGCTAGCAGAATTGAGAGCATGAAAACATGCCTTAGTTCTTCTCTGCTTTTCTACCAATTCGGTCATATCTCGACCAACTATAATCAACTCCTTTCTTGACCCATCGTCGTGAAAGACTGGAGTTTTAATCATGTCTAAAATTCTATATTTGTCGCCACATAAAATATATTCTTCGACGCGATTCGATTGGCGTAGTTCCCACGCCGCGGTATCTGTCTCGATGCAAGTTATAAGAGTGTCTTTAAACTTGGGAAACAGTTGTATTAATTCAATATCAGTCTTATCATAATATTCACCATGATACCAACCAAAAATATCTTGTCCAACTTTATTGAGCGTCTTCCATCTACCTTCACCGTCTTTAATAATGACCAAATCATCGATAGTATCAATGGTTGAGAAAAACCGATATTCAGTATCCCTCAGTCGGCGTTCTAAAACAATCGCGGCATTTACCGCCGCGGAAGAAACTTCATTGGTTGTTTGTTTTAACAACTGGAGAGAACTCTCTAGTCGACATTTTTCCAACTCGATGTGATCATTAAACTTTGATTCTATGAGTCGATCATGTTGTTTTGCAGAAAAGCATTGCTTGATTTTTGTCAACATGATCAATGGCGAGAATTTTGAATAGTCGTTAAAACAATCTTAATTTCATTCAAGGCTTGAACTAAGTCCAAGTTGCCCTGATGATATCGATTTACAATCTCGGTGATTGATTTAGTTTCAGAATCTTTAGCATCATAGACCCTTTGAATCGTCGAATCCAATGTCTTGGATATATTTCGGCGATCTATAACGAGAATAACAATCCCAGCGAATAACAAAGCGATTACTGCACCGGCTCCACCCGATGTCAAATATTGGAGAATAAGTTGAGCGAAATCCATTTGCACTTATGCTTTTGTTATTAAAGAATTATTTATTCGCTTAAATAAGGATATCTATCTTTAATTTCCTGAATTTTATCCAACCAATCTTGTTCAGTAACTTCCCCTCTTTGCCATTTGAAAAATAGTGGATCTGCTTCTGTTGAATACGATTCTTGCCTAGCTAATTTCATTTGTTGATTCGTAACAGCAATATCAGTCTGCAACTCTTCGGGTGTTTTATCGACAATATTCCACGTTTGAGTCCAGACTTTTTTGATCACCTTAATAGGCCCTTCAACACACTTCTGAGTAGCAGACACTATTGGCGTATTGGCCTGTTTTACTAATACATAACCATCTGGTAAGTGTGATTGTTCTATAATAGCTGGGAAACTGGTATTAGGAAAAAGATCCCTGATATTATGAATTGGATATTCAACGATTGTATTATTTTCTACTTTAGCAAACATAACTAATCCTTAAAGTTTGGGTAAAGCTGTGGTGTTAATACTAGGGGATGTTAAAATGCTACCAACTTGGCCTAATAAAAATAATCTATCTCTGAAATTCATCAACGCTGATAAAACGCCAACGCTTGGATGATTGGTAGATATCCAATTAATACCATCACCACTAGTAAAAATTCTATATCTTGTTGTTAATGTACTGGCGGATGGACCTCTGACTATGGAGTATGATTGAACACCGATAAAAATTCTACCTGTCCAAAATACTCTTGTTAATCCACCACTAAAACTAGTAGTTGACCAATTGATACTATCCGTACTGGTTAAAAATGCTCCTGTAACACCTGTGACAATATATCTTGATCCAGACCAAGCAATGCTAGTTAATAGTGCTGATACGCCACTGGTTCTTTGAGTCCAGCTAGTTCCATTAGAACTTGTTATAATTGTTCCATTACTCCCAACCACAACAAACTGACTACCAGTCCAAACTATACCCCTAAGTGGTGATGAAACGCCACTAGTTGCAGCAGCCCAATTGATACCATCGGGGCTAGTCAAAATTACTGCGGTTGAACCGGCGCCACCAACTACCACAAACTGACTACCAGACCAAACTATGTCGAATAGCTCTAGGGTAGTGCCACTAGTTCTTTGTGTCCAATCAATACCATTAGCACTTGTTAAAATTAAACCGCCGGCGCCAACCGTCACATATTGAGTTCCAGACCAAACGACTTTATTCAATGTTGGTGCCGTCGAGCTCAATCTAAGAGTCCAATTGAACCCATCTGAGCTAGTCAGAATATTGCGATTCGATCCAACGGCTACAATTTGATTTATTCCATTAGTCGCAATGCCAGATATAGTATTTTTTGGCTCGGTTGTGATATCAACCCATGTAATTGCATCTGTACTACTATAGCATAGATCATCTAACCCAATAAAGGTGCTGATGTTTTTTGCAAAGCAATTAATCTTTGGGACGGAATATTCGGCCCAAGACAAGCCGTCAGAACTAGTGGAAATTTTTGAATC